AATCTAGCAACAAAGGTATCGTTTAATATTTTTTCTATATTATCTAGATCTACCTCACCTGATAATGCAGCTTCGTTGGCATCTAGTATTTCATTATATAGTTCTCCTTTTTCTTTTATACCAAGTCCTCTTCTAAGATTATCTTCTTGTTTCTCTAGTTGTCTTTGTTCTTCAGCAGCAATCATCTCTTCTTCAGGATTCATCGATGTGTCTTCGATTTGCTGAGTCATAGTAGAACCTTCTTTACCTTGTATTTGATCGTCTAATGATTTTGCTTGTTTAGCTTTTTCTCTATTACTTATATTACCAGCTGCTAATTGTATTATAGTTTTACCAGATCTGTTAACACCAGTTAACCAACCAAAAAAGCTTTCGTTTTTTGTAGGATCAAACTCTTGATAAGATTTACGTATTATTTCGCTCTTTACTTCTTCTTTAAATTCTCTTTCTGATAAACCATATATATCTTTACCTTGAATTTTTTCCATTATTAAACCATCTAACGCATCTGTTTCATATATATACTGCGCTAGATCTGGAGGAAAGTTATTTTGAAACTCTTGTTTAGTTTGATTTGGTTTTATCATACTATCAAGATCAACCATTAAATCACCGCTAGGTGTAATAGATCTTTGCATAACTCCAGCTTGTTGACCACCTCGTCTAAGCATATCAACAATATCTTTATCAATTTTACCAGTTCTTATTCTTTTGTTATAACCTTTCATAAAGTCATAAACATCTTCACCAGTTCTAAAGTTCTTATTTATTTTACGATCTAAAAATTTACCTTGAAGTAAATTACCTATTTTTGTCATTAGGCCTTCATCGTATTTTATTTCACCTAACTGTATACCATCAGAGAACATGTTTAAATATTCTTCTCCGTAATCTTTAAAATCAACTTCAGTGCCATCAGGATTTTTTGTATATCCAGCTTCGTTTAATCTTTTATCTATATATCTTCTTTGACTAGGTGTTAATATTTTATAGAAGTTTTTTAGTAATGCTTCACCTTCTTTTGTCATTACACCGTTAGCATCTCTAAGTGTAGACTTCATAACACCATGTAACAACTCGTGTGATCCTACTGATATAGCTTCTGTTTTTAATGCTTGTTCTTTATTTATATACCAACTACCAGCACCATCAAAAAATCCGTCAGATTTACTTACATCAATAAAGAAACCATCAGCACTAAATTGATTTTTACCAGCGTTAGAATTTTCATATGCTTTTTGATAATCATCAGCGTTTTCTATAACTTTTTGCTCAAGACCAGCGGCATCAGCATACGCTTGTGATACGTCTAAGTTGTTATTTAAAGATTGATGTACATGGTTTTTGTATATCTCTTCATTTCTAGCTATAGCATCTGCTTTTTTCTTTTCTTGTATTTTTCTAGTTTCAGAACCAATGTTATCTTTATTTAATACTTCGTTTGCAGATCTTATAGTATCTACGTTTGTAGCATAGTTTCTAAGTTCTTGACCTTTCATTTGTCTAATAACCTTTCTAGCTTGACTAGCTCTTGTTTTTATTTCTAAGGTTATTTCCTCTAGTTTATTTTGAAGCTCTGCTATAACTTGTACATCTTCTGTTTCTTCAAGTTCTTTTTGTATAACTTGCGCTTGATCAAACTTATCCTTTACATATTGTTTATCATCTTGTGTTCTAAACAATATCTCTGCTCTAATTTCTTGTGAAGGTGATGCTAGCTCAGTAACAGATCTTACGTTACCACCCATTACAGCACCTATAATACCTTCGTCAAATAGCTCATGCCATTTTTTACGACTACCATTAAAAGGATTTATACCACCGTTCTCGCCAAATAATCTTTTATATTCTTTATCATTACCTAAACCTACTCTAATATCAGTACCGTATAGTTTATCTACACTATCCCATATATCAACAGCAAATGCTTGAGTCATTTCTGTCGCGCCTTCCATACCCATTGCTTTTATTATTCTACCAGCAACACCTAATCCCATGTCTCTAACAGCATCTATAGCAGCAGTACTTCTGTTACCACCTATAAATTGTCTAACACCTGGGCTAATAACAGCTCTTCTTACTAGATAATCACCACCAAATTCTATTAATCCAGTACCAGCAGCGTTTAATAATAATAAACCTGTTTGTTCTTCAGGATTTTTATTAAACTCATCATTAAACTTCTTACCAGCATGTAATCCACCTAACACAGCTAAAGCGCCAGGATGTGCCATAGCTAAATAAGTTGGCCAAGACTGTAAACCACCCAACACAGCTCTTTCAATACCTTGACCTATATTACCTGATGCAAAGTCATCTGTTATACTAGTGTCGTATTGTACTTGTGTAGCCATTAATGCTTTAACTTCATCTTGTATCATCTTAGATGATTTCATTCTACCAAAACCTAAGTTAACACCATTAATCTGCTGGTCTTGCATATTAGCTACTTGCTGTTCAGTACTTAACTCTTCCCAGTTCCAAGCAGCTAAATCTTCTGCTTGAAAACCATCGGCTTGTGTTTTTTTCCACTGATCAGCTAAGTTTTTAACACCACCAGTAACTTGTTCAGCTATAGCAGCTACAGGTTCCATTATAAATTGTCTTAAACCAATAGCACCAGATGTTCCTGCTTGACTAAAAAAGCCTGGATCTTGTTGTTTTATGTAGTTTGATTGTTGTAGCGTGGGATTTACGCCTGTGTATTTGTTGTAAAAAGCGTTTACAAAAGTATCTGTATCCTGCGTCATAGCGTAAGACACCTTTTGATTCAGCTCGTCCTCACTTAAATTCGGAGCGTATTTAAGATACATTTGTCTGTATAACTCTTCCATGTGTTAGATTTGATTAATATCGATATTTCCTATATTAACATTTGGCATTTGTAAACCTAAAGCCTTCATGTATAATTGTAAATGTTGAGGATTTTTAGGATCTATAACATAAGGCATTGTTCTACCACCTACCTTTATATCATATGTTCCATCATCATAACCGTCTATTTTCATTTTACTATTTAGAGGTAATAGATTACCTAATTGTGATAAATCACCTGACTGCCATATTTGTAAAGCTTGGTTTATATCTATACCTGTACCAACTCTACTAGATCTTGATTTCATAGTGTAAGCATCGTTTGCAGCTGAGCTTATACCTTCCATCCAATTATTAACTAAAAAGTCTCTTAGTTGATCGTGGTTTTCTTCTTTTAATAAATAGTAATTAGGATCGTTAAGGTTATCTATATCAATTAGTGGTTGATCTAAAAATTGATCAGTAGCTAATGATAACATACCTTCTCTACCGTTTTTAGTTACTAACTGTCTTACCTGTCTTCTATATAAATAGTCTGAATTATCATCTATAGGTAAAGCGTTTTTGTAAGCTTGTTGATTTAACTTTAATAAACCATCAACAGCTTCTGCATTTTGATTAAAATAAGTTGGTAACTGAGCGGCTGGCATAAAACTACCGTCGTCCATTAAAAAGTTTAATCTACCATCTTGCATGGTAATTTGATAATCTTCTTTAGCAAATAATTCTTTTAGTTTTGATGTTTCAGATCCTTTTGATATTATACCTGCATCAAAGTCTTGTAAAAACTCTTGTTTTAAATTTTTAAAGTTATCTAGCTCAGTACTTAAGTTTTTATAACTACTTTGTATACCAAGCATCTCTTCTCTCATTTGCATATACTGAGGTGTTCCTGCTGGTGCTTTAGCAAGCTGCCTAGCTAACATACCATATCTCATTCTACTTGAATTTAAGTATTGAGATATTGGTGCTCTCATACTACCAGGCACTTTATCTAGTTCGACACCTTGTGGTAGTTGCTCTATATATCTACGCAAGTTTCTATCATCATATATACGTTTCAACTGTAGTTGTTTAGACATTTCACCTTGTGGATCTATGCTATAGTTTTGAAACTTTGGTGCTGATGTATATGCTCCTTCTATTAATGCTTTATTTGCTCTCATATCTATTTAATTTTAAAAACCAATTCCAGCTTTAAGTGCGTCGCCAAAACCTATCGTATTACCAGCAGCATCTTCTCCACCAAGCCCTCCAGCTTGTAATGCACCACCTACACCACCAACTACACTACCAATACCTGATGTTATGGCTGATGTTGCCTGTGCTCTTGCTTCATTAGCTGCAGCTAATCTGTTTTGTGACATACCTAATAGTGTTTCTGTTTTAGCAGCTTCTGCGTCTCTAGCAGCTTGTGCGCCTTGTATTTGCGCTGATTGAACATTAGCAGCTCCTTTCGCAGCAGCCATTTGATTTCTTTGTTCTTGTTGACCTATACTAGCAGCGGCTGATTGTGCGTTTGCAGATTGTTGACCAGCCATAGCTTGCGCTAAAGCAGCTATACCGGATCCACCGGCTGCTTGGTTCATACCACTCATTGTGTTTGCTAATGTAGCTTGTTGTTGCTGAGCGGCAAAATCAGCGGCTTGTGTGTTAACTGTAAGGTCTTCAAAAGTGTTTTCCATATTAGCAGCAAGATTAGATGTATCTAAGTTTTCATATCTTGCTTTGTTTATGGCTAGTTCTTTTTCAGCTGCTCTTTGCTCAGCTCTCCTTTTACCACCACCGATGATTCCACTAGCTATACTAGTTAATCCGCCTATTGCTTGGGTTGCCATTCCTATCATAGTTCTATATATTTTATTATGTTATTATTATTACACATTATTTACTACTTTCAAATATTTCAGTTCCAACATCAAACAGTTCACACTGTGTTGTCTCATCATTTACCATCTTAACTTCAGCATAATAACCTCTTAATGCTGATACAGCTGATCTACTGTCTTTACTAAATAATATAAAGTCATTTGCTGTTGGTCTAGTTGTAGTACCACCTATATTGGTTGATACAGTTGTTGATGTTAACGCTGTTACAGTACCCATTTCAGTTATATTTGTTGTTCCAGCTGCTTGATAGTATGTTGTATCACCTATCTGTACAGAGTCGTTAACATGTGGAAAAGTCATTGTTATTACTGGCATAATCTATTAAGGTTCATTAGTTAAACTTACTTGTACGTTGTAATCTGGTATTGAACTAGATGTTATTGTTTCATCAAACTGAGCTGTCCAAGTGTACGTTAAATCTTGACTTGCATCACTACCAGATAAAGTACCTTTTGTTATTGTCATATTATCAAAGCATGATGTTCCAGTATCAGTATTTCCAGTACCAGGTGTAATAGCTAAGGTAATATCGTTAATACCATTGCCAAAGAAATTACCATATATTGTACCAGTACCACTTATACTCGTGTTGTCTGCAGTACCTACATGTATCACTTTACCGTTTGTAGTGCTGTAAGTACCATCATTATATGTTAATTTACCAATATTTATAAATCCACCGCCTGCACCTGTTACTTCAGAGTTTAACAATATAGATCCACCTGATCCACCAGCAACATTAAAGAAATTATCTAAGTTTAGTGACATAGTTGTGTCAGCTGATCCATAATTATCAATAAGCATCGATCCTGTGTATGATAATGTTTTTGTTGCAGGAACATTATTTATAGTTGGTAAGTTAGCAGCAAATTCTAAATTAAAATTGTTAGAGTTATAATTGCTAAAGTCTTCTATTTCAGCATCTGTTACTTGAGATATATTACCAGTTGCTGTTGCTGTAAAAGTAACATCTAATTTTGCTACATCAGATTCTTCGTTAGGTGAAGATAATGCTTGAGATGTTTGCGTAAAGTTACTAGACGTAACAGTCATATTACTACTTGTTGCTGCTACTGTTAAAGTAACATCAGCAAATTGATTTATAGTAAATGGATTTTGTACAACAGGTGGTGTAGCTGTGTTATATACATTACCCATTAAAGGACTTAACAATGAAGTTGATCCTACACCTGCTATTGTAAACACATACGCTTTTGAAGTTGATGTTTCAAAAAACTCTACAGGTATTGTATAAATACCACCACTTGGTATTGTTAAAGTTGTAGACGATGTTTCAAAGCTATCACCGTCCCAGTACTTAGCAGTTCCACCATCTATAACTTGTTTTAATGTAAATGTTGCACCTTCAAAACCATATACATATAAGTTTATTGTTTGTGCATATCTACTTACAGTGTTAGTACTGTTCCATCTATAACCGTTTATTTTGTTATCTTGAGTTGCTTGTCTTTGTACAGATATAGCGTTAAATTGTATATTATCTTTACTAGTATCCTGAGCAGGAAACTTATATTTTACAGTAAATATTCTTTTATCAACATCGTTTAATGTTTTACCACCAACACCTATTGTTATATCTGCATTACTAGCATCTTTATCTTGATAAGTAATTTCATATTGACTTTCAATTAAGTCATCTTCTTTTAATATTTTATATTGAGGTGGTCTTTTAAACTCATGTGTTGATGCTAAATCAAACTCAACAGTGGCTACAGTTTCAAAAGTTGATCCATCGTATGTAGCTTCAAAACCAGTTGCTGAATTTACAGGTTCAGCGGTTTTATTACTACTACCTGAATATGTTTTTGTAACAGTTATATTTGAATCGTTATTTATATCAAAATTAAGATCATGTAGTTTATATACTATAGCAGCAGCGTCACCTGTAACAGCTAAATTAATAGTTAAATCATTAGTAGGCATGTTAACACCATCTGTAAAGTTTACAGTTGCTATTACATTATCTCCACTTTGAGCAAAGCTAACACTATCAACATAAGATCCAGTAGATGAAACACTAAAATCACTAGCTGTTAAAGTAAAACCAGTATTAGGTGTTATTGTTATTGTGCCACTACTTTTTGTTGAGTGTATTTCTTGACCAGCTTCTACATCAAATGTTAATGCTTCAACTGTAGCATTTGCAATACCAGTTAAATTAGTAGTTACTGTTCTATCAGATAAAGAAACATCACCAGATAAACTACCTGTAAATTGTCCTAAACCTTGCACACTAAACTCTTGACTATCTAAATTAGATAATTGAGTAGCTACACCTTTTAAACTGTTATAATATCTATTTTCTTTTTTAATAAACTGTTTTACAAAACCTTCTTGTTGATCTGTATTTATATACTCAGCAAACCAACCTGGCGTAAATGTTTCTGTAGCATTATCATAATCATACGTGTAAACTCTTGATCTACTACCACTATAGTTAAGCGTTTTAAATCCTTTTATAGTTTCAGATATATCATTTATTAATAAGGTTACTGATGATTGTGCAGAAGCAGCACCATAAAAACTATTTCTAACAGGATTATTATGTATCCATAATTCACCTTGATACATAGTAAAGTATTTGTTATTTAATGATACACCAGCTTCTGGAATAAATGATTTAAAACTTGGCCAACCATTTATTTTTTCATCAAAACAAACAGTTGTTGTTGGTAAGGTTAAATTGTATGCTCCTTTTTTAGTATCATAACTACCTATAAGTTTGTTTGCGGTAGGTAAATTATCATTAAAATAATCTCTCATACCCGCATCAGATATAGGTGTTATACCGTCCATGGAAAGTCTTATAACAGCTCCTCTATTTTTATCGGTAAAATACATCCTAAAAGCGTACTCAGCAAATGATTCAGGGTTTTTACTTATACCGTAGTTTCCACTAAAAGGTATTGTTTGACCTAACACTCTATTTGTTGATGTTAACTGTGCGTTTCCACCAGCTTCAAATAAAGCATCTTTATTAGCTAATACTTTTAAACATTTATCTTCACATAGTACAACTAGATCAGTATTTCTAGCATGTAATTTTTGTATACCACCATAATGTGGATTTAAATCTTTTGTTATAGCTTCACCTTGTATAAATTGATTTAACCTATTTGTTCCGCTAGTAGAGTTAAATATACCAGAGTATATTAAACCATTTTTCTTTTGTTCTTCTTTATATTGTTCAGCAAATACTGTAGATACTTTTACACCTTTATCTATTTTAATAGCGTTAAAATCATCTCTAAGTCTGTCTGATTCTACACCATTACCAAAGCTGTAACAATTTTTAAAAGCTAGTTCATGTTCAGTACCGTGTTGAGATATAGCGTATGTACTACCTGTTTCATAATACAGATCTAACTCTGTTGTTTCTTTTGGTTCTGTCTCCCATATAGCTGGGTTTGTTGAAGTGAGCATTTCGTTATCTTGATCAATAACTTTCTCCATTATTTGTATCTCACTAATTGCATTGTTGAAGTTAGTACCAGAAGAAGGGAAAGTAAATGAATCTTCATAACTACCTTCGTTTTTCCAATGCTTAAACGTTACAACATATTCTCTTCTTTTTGCACTAAAATATTTTTTACCAGATGTCCTTCTATATTGATAATATCTAACTGAATTAGTTATTTCATATATTTCACCTGTTTGACCACTACTATTTTTAAATCTTATATATGTACCTGGTGTGTCTAATGCTTTTAAAAATGCGTTTATACTATCACCTTTATCATGCTTTCTTCTATTAGGACGTGCTTGTCCAGGTGCACCAGCTCTATATAATTTAAATGTATTTCTACCAATTTTAGGATGCCCGTTGTTTGCTTGTGTTATATAAAGAGAAGAGTTTCTGTCAGAAGTATCAAACCAAGACTCAGAACCAATACTGCTACCAGCACCTGTATTAGCATTGTTAGCATCTATTGTTTGACTAGTTTTTATACCCCACTCTTGTTCTTCTGTTTGAAATGTATCTATAATATTAGTTTCAAAAGCTGAGTCTCTATTTATTTTTACAAAAAATCTACCGTAATGCTCAGGTTTTCTTTTAAACTTTTCCTCATACATTACAATAGTTATACTATCGCCATCAGCTAAACCATCTAAGTGTGTTTCACCTTCTTTTAAAGGCTCACCTACTGTTACAGAGTATATATGTGAATTAGTTCCAGATCCATCTGTTTCACCTGTATAACCACCACTAACAACTTGGTATTTAGCTGATTTACCTCCTGCAACAATTAATTGTATTAAGTTATCAGATGTAAAACTTGCTGCAAAACCAGGGTTGTCTAAAGGATCAGGTCCTTTAAATTTAAATGATGTACTACCTACTTGAGGTATACCAGAGTCGTGTACTAAACAATCAACAGCTGCGTTTGCTCTTTTAACAAGTTTAATAAAGTCTGGTGCTTCATTTTGTATATCTAATATTTTATATCTAGCTTTATCTTCAACAAAAACATCACTATCATGCTGTTTCTTTAATATCAAGTACATGTCTTCTTGTACTTTGTTTCTTTCAGATGAAGGAAAACTTAACCATACGTTACCATCTTCAGCTAAATAATATCTATCCATAGCTAAATTATAATACTCGTTAGATGGTTCTTTTATGTAGTATTTAAAATGAGTTGCCCACTCTGGAGGTGTATTTGATAACGATACTTTTAATTTATTTACTTTGTCAGCAAACTTCTTTGGTAACTGTATAGATGCTGTATCATTAGTAAACACAGGTGATTGTCTATTATATTTGTCTATATACACAACACCTGCTTGATATGTTCTTAACGTTTTTATAGAAAGCTCTGGTTCTTTTACAGTTGTTATATCGTTATTATCTATTGATAGTGTTATATCAGGTAAGTTATAATTAGGTATATTATATTGTTGTAAATAATTACCATATATAAGTCTGTTTGCAGTAACTTCTTGAGCTTTTGCTTTTCTAGGTACGTTATCCCATGGTCTTAGTATTTGATTTGTTTCAACAGTTTTACTAATAAGATCTGACTTTAACTGATATTCTAAATCAAAACTATTGTATGAATCTCTTTTTAATGTATCTACAACATATATATTGTTAGCGTTAGACTCTTTATATAGTATGTCTATTTCTTCTACATCAACAGGATAACTACTAGGTATTGTTATTTTTAAATCTCTAAGATTATTTATCATACCTACGTTAAAACCATCTGATGATAAATACTCAAACGTTGATGGTAAAAATGCTAATTCACTAAATGGTGAAAATACAGAATATTCACCACTTGTATATTTCCATCTATAACCAAACCTAACCATCTTCTTTTCAAAGATAACGTCGTCTTCTTCTAATAATACCTCCCATACTAAAGGAACGTATGCAACCTCAACAGGTATACTTAATATTTTAAGACTAGCTGTTTGTGTTCCGTTTGATAAACTAGTTATTCTACCTTTTATCTCGTAGTTTATTTGAGATATTTGCTCTTCGTATTGCGCTGTTAAAACAACAATATCACCGACTTGAAAGTTAGGAGCTGGAGTAAAGTTTAAATTTACACTAGTACCAGACTGTTTACCATTACCATCCGCATCAGCAAATAAACCAGCTGTAGAGTTACTAACTATAACAGGTGAAGTACCTGTACCATTACCACCTCTTTTTGATTTTGCCATTGTTAAAGTTGGCGCTGTTATAGGTGCTTGTTTAGCAACTGTTATATGTTCTTCTGTAAAAGCAGATGCAGCACTTAATTGTGTAGATAATATTATATCACCTGTATATTTAGTATGTGTTGTAAAATTACCAGCACAACCTGATTTAAATATGTTAATATCTATTTTTTTAGGCTCAGATTTATTATCTGTCCACAGTAACATACCTTCTAAAACATTTATACCTGTTATATATTGATCTGATGTAAAGTTTAATATATCGTTGGTATCAACAAGCACAGGTGATATTATACCTTTTACGTCATCATATTCTATAATACAGTCAGCATTATCAGCTGTTACAAACCAGTATATTTTATCATGCTCATTATCAACTACGCTACCTATTGTTTTAGCATTTGTTAAACCAAAACCACTCCAGTTAGCAGTTATGCTTTGTGAATTAGAATCATACGTTTTACCTACTATCTTAGTATTACCTACAACGTTTTGAACACTACCCACGTCATCGCCTTCAGATGTAGATATTTCTATGTTCTGCGCGTCTCGATATTCTCCATTAGGTACTAATCTCTCGTCCAGGTCTTTATTCATTTTACCTGCACGAAAATGATGTTTTAATTCTGGCATATGTTAATGTTTTATCTGCTTAGATTTACCTCTCATTATTTGAGCTAGTTCTTCAGATTTATAATTTGATAATCTTAACTTAGCTGATCTAATAGCAGCAAATCTTTCTTTTTTAAATCTTGCAACAAGATACTCAGGTGTGTTTATTCTAGTTGCTAAAATAGCGTGTGCAATCCATTTATACACTGCTTCTTCAGCAAACTTGTGTACTTGCATTTCGCCATCAGTACCAAGTGTATCGCTGATATATTTTAATATTACAGTCTCACCGTTTAATTGTGAGCTAAAGTTTATTTTACCTCTTACTGGATCTATATAAAATAAACCATTTGATGTAGCATTTTCTGGGTTTATACCATATCTACCTCCTAAGAAAAAAGTCTGATCTATATCATCATTTTCTTCGTTTATGTTATCGTTTAATACGTCTGGATCACTAGCGGTTTTATACTGTTCCCATGTTGCTGAATCTGCTTGTGTAAGTAAACTACCATCAGAATCAAATAAATAACCATAATCATCATTTTGTAGTAACGAAGTAGGGTTGCTAGTTTGTCTAGCTGGATATAAAGGTTGTTCAACACCATCTCTATCTAATCTAGATAATTTAATATAACTAACATAATCTTGTGGTAAAATCATTGTTAAGTTAGGTCCTATATCAACTTCTTGTGATTTTTCTGATCTTAAAGTATCATAACTAAGTTCTGCTATACATCTTTGCGCGTGAAAAAATACATCAGTTCTTTTTACTTTATGTATTAGTTTATCTAAACCAACGTATGCTATTATAAAGTTGTTTACTAAATCTTGTATACCTATATATTGATAATTACCATATTGCTCTACTGCATTTGTTTCTTGTAATGTAACAACTAAACCATCCAAGGGAGCACCAGACGCGGCTTGTACTGTTGAGTTTATACCTGAGTTACTAAAAACAAGATTATAACTATCATCAGCTGTAGTGTCATTTGGATCTGTACCATTATAACTATAGTTGCTTTTAGATATTTCTATATTATTAATAAATACTATTATCTGTGTTTGTTGAGTAGGTCTTGTAGGAAAATCTGAATCAGCTACATTAAATGATACTGTAGTGCCATCACCTGTCCAACTTTTACTTTGGTTATAATACGATTGTTGTGTTGTTGTTCCTAGTAATCCCATTTATTATACTTTTTCTTGTTGTTTATCTTGTACCTCTTCTTGATTAGCTATACTGTATACATCTTGTTGCTTGATAATTATACCAGCTAATTCTAATATTTTTACTACTAAATTTGTTTCTTCAGACATGTGTAGTTCAAAGTCTGTACTGTTATTAGCATTATATAACGCTTCATCTAATACAGTTGTATAAGACCACTCAACTGTACTAGGTCTAGATATGTAATTACATACTACACCAGAGTTTATAGTTGTTGGGTATAACTGTACAAATCTATCGTTATCTCCTGTTAAAGCGGTAGCTCTAACATATACAGGTCTGTTTATTGTTGGTTCTGTTAAAGGTGAGTTTATGATGTGATGTATTTCGTTTTGAGGAATTTTTTCTATTTCTAAGTATTTACCATTACATAGATAATATAATTCACCCATACGATAATAACCGTCAGGTAATAAATATAATCCGTTTTCTACGGATGAATCTTGTAGTTGAATAGGTATTCTGTATTTTTCAAAAATATCTATTTTTTCTTCGATCAAATCGATCATGTCAGAATACGTAGTGTCGTTTCCTGGTTTTGCTCTAAATTGATCTAAATCATAAAAGTATTGTTCAAATATTTCAAGCTGTGCTTGATTAGCTAGCAAGTTATATTCTTGAGGTGTTATATAACCTCTTTGTTCTTTATTTGCTATTGCTAATACTCTTTGATAAACTGTGTCTACGTTAACTGCCATATTAATTTATTTATAGTAAGTAACCACCTCATAGAGATGGTTACCTCTATAAGTGATTATTATTGTAATCTTTTTTCAATAGCTTTAACTACTTCTAAACCGTCATCGGTTTTAAACCAAGCAGATATAGCTGAGTATGGGTGTTCTTCAAAAGGAACTTCAAATAACTTTCTACCGTTACTTGCCCATTGGAATGATCTGTTATCTTGTGATAACTTTATAATATTAGCTTCAACAGCTTTTATTGCAAAGTTTCTTAGATGAACATCATCATCTTGCATTAATTGTAAAAACAAAGCTGATCTCTGTTTAGCAAACAATAGAATATCTCTTTGTATTTCTTTTGAAGTCATTTTAGATACAGCGTTACCGTATTCTACTCTTAAAATAGCTTCAGCTTCATCTACTGATAATTGTTTAGCTGCAATTAATGCATCAACTTCTAAGTTTATAACCTCAAGTTGATCTTCTGCTATCACTTGTTCATCATGTTCGTAATACATTTTGTCTTTTAACGGATGATATAGTGATAATAATTTTTGTAAGTTCTGCATTCTAGCCGGAACATATAATGATCCATTTCTAAATACAATCCTACCAAGAGTTATTTGACCTTTTTGCTCATCAACAAACGGTGAGTTTTGGTTTGTTGCATACCTTAGTTCTCTCTGCTCTCCTTTTTTATCGTCCCACCAAAGTAAAGGTCTTTTTCTTGAATGTCTCCCTGGTACAGTAAATACCAAAGGTTGTTTTATACCAGACAAAATATAGTGTCTGTCTTTTATTTCCCAATTGTCCATAATATAATATAATTAAAAAGTTTATAAAAATAAAGGTGTGGGTGCCGAAGCACCCGTACCTTTAATTATTTAGATGATTGATTAGTCACCATGTACTGCGTCAGTTTTCTTCAATAATACGAAGTTGTTAGCCGCTTGAACACATAAACATCTCTCAGATAAGAAATGAACGTTCATTGCGTCTTCATCACTTGTATAATTTCCACCAACAGATCCAGTGATCCATGATTTCATTCTTCTATCATCAGCTTCAGAAGCTCTATATCTAACGTGTAAGAAAGGTCTTTTTACGTTTTGACCAAGAATTTGATCATAAACAGTAGAAGTACCAGCAGGTACGATAATACCTTCTACATCATCAGCGTTACCTCTTGTAGTGCTGTCATTTAAGTATTTCCAGTCAGTTTTATAGAAGTCATAAGAACCTCTTCTGAAACCAGAGAAACCTAAGTTAAGCGCCATATCCTCTTGGTTGTTGAATACACCATAAGATGTTCCACCAGTTCCGTAAGAATTTTGGTTTGCTAACATTTTGTCAATTGCTAATGCAATATCTCTATTAGCGAAGATCATGTTTTCTTCGATAGATCCTTGCTTATCAAGCTCTTTAAGGATGTTATCAAATTCTACAATACCTTCACCTGAGCCAGTATCACCAAAGTCAGCATCGTTATAAACAATACCTCTTGATTCAACAGCAGCGAAAAGACCTTCAGTACCTTTAGGGCTAAATCCTGTAGCTCCGAATAATGATCCTGGAGTAATAGTTACACCAGAAGCAGTTTTCTCAGCTTCAATCATTGCCATTTCTAATTGATCTTCAAATCTTAATCTTGCTTCGTGCTCAGACTTAAGATACCATAAGTATCCTGAAGTTCCTAATTCAGAAGTTACTTCAACCCAACCGATCTGAGCAGTGTCAGAACCGTTTACACTATACTTGTCTCTAAGAATAATTGGTTTATTACTAAAAGAATCAAATTTAGCGTCGATTGAATTACCAACTCCTGAAGTTCCTTTTCCGTATTCAGAACCATAAACGAATAACTTAATTCCAGTTATTGCTCCAGATGATGCATCAAATGCAGATCCTGCAGCAGAGAAATCAGCTACACTATAAGGTGCTGCTACGAAAGTTGCGTTACTAGCGTGAATGCTAGTGATATAAGCTTTAACAGTATTTCCACTTTTACTTACAGCGATAGTATCACCAACTTTAAGTAAAGACTTCTTTTGTGCAGCAGTCTGTCTTAAAGCAGATGGACCAGATGCGTCAGCAATCAAAGTAAACTGAGAGTTACTGTGATCGTCTTGTGCAATCTGTACATCGTTAAAAGCTACGTGGATTCTGCCTTGCTCTGACCATACGACTTCGTCCGAAGCCATAGGCATTTCAGCGCCAACCATTTTCAAGAAACCAGAGATAGTACGGTTACCGTATCTTTCTACCTCTTTTTCATATACTTCTGGAAGGAACTGTTTCGCGAAGTTAAAATCGTTACCCGCGATGTTTAAATAATTACTCCCAAATAAGTCCTTTACAGGTCTAGGAGTAAGGTGCATTAATTCTGCACCAGTTCCAGCTAATGCCATAGTTTTTAAATTTTAAGGTTTAATTAATTTTGTTAATTTTTACTCGAAGCTTGCTAGAATCATCTCCGCTAATCACTCTAAACTTGGTACCGCCACTCTCTATACTATTAGTATGAGTCATGTTAGGTGACATATTAACGTTCTTAGCTTTTGCCATACTTTCTTTAATAGCATCCGCTTTACCTTGTTCGTAAAAGTGATTTGCAATAGCATCAGGATTATTTGCTGTAAACAAAGCTTTATGATAACCTTGTGGATCCATAAGTTGTTGTTTCTTATCTAAGAATTTACCAACAAAATTATTAATGTCACTTTGGTTATTTTTAACTTTAGCAGCATCTTTTACATTGAACCTGTATTTTTTATCTCCAACGTTGTATTCAAAACCTTTGAAATCATCGTTGAACAGTTTTTCTGTTTTGGATGTAAATACATTTCTTTGCTCCTCAACTACCTTTTGATTTTCCTCACTTGCCTCATTGTATCTATTAAAAAAATCAATGGCTTTTTTTTGATCAGGCGTTAACTTAACACCGGCCTTGATCTCCTCATAGTACCTGGATTTTAAGCCATCCAAATGGCTCTTAGCGTTTGCAACTTGCTCTTTTAACGCTAATTTCTTTCTACGAATATCTTTAGCATCGTCGGTTTCATCGTCCCACGAGTAAAGATCTTCCATAACAAACGAAACTTCATCATCTGTTAGATGTGGTTTAGTTTGCTTAAAATATTCTCTTAGTAAAGTATTGTCATCGTAATTACTAAAATCTTGATTTAACTTTACGTAATCTTCTAAACTACCACCAGTTTCATTCATGAACTCTACTACTTTTTGTATGTTCTCTGGTAGTTGTTGACCTGTTTCTTGTGCTTCTTGAACAGCCTCTTCTACGTTTTCTTGTAGTTTTTCGACTTCTTCTTCAACCTCTTGCTTAACCTCTTCTTCAGTTTTAGCTTTAGGTTCTTCTTCAATAACCTCTTCTAATACAGGTGTTTCTTCCTGTACCTCTTCTTTTACCTCTTCAACAGGTTTTTCTTCAACCTCGTCTTTTGGTTCGTCTAAGTTTACTTTTGTAACCTCTTCTTCAACCGCTTCAGGTTTCTTCCTTAAATCAACTTTAGCAGGCTCGTTATCATCTTTGTTAACAAACTGCTTAGGTATTTTAGGAAGTTTAACTTTCATATCACCACCCTCTTCTTTGGGTGTTTCAATTTTATTTTCGTTTTTTGACTCAGTAGGTTGAACTTCTTCAACCACCTCGTCGGTTTTTTTCTTAGCCATAATATAATATTATATAATTAAACAAATTATCTTGGATCAAACGCGTTCAATCCAAAACCGCCACCTAATATATCATTACCTGCAGATTCAAAGTTTTTAGGTGGCTTTCCGCTTTTTCTTTGATCTATTAATTCAGATTGTTGCGATGCTTGGATTCTAGTCCTTTCATCTTTACGATCTTCTTTTTCTTTTTCTTTTTTATTAGCTATATCAAGCTCCATGCCTTTTAGCTTCATGTTAAGTTCAAACTCATGATTCATTAACTCTTTTTTAACTTGAGCTTCTTGCATCATTCTTTCTTTTTCTAATGCAGCTTTACCTTGTTCAAGTTGTAAGTTAGTATTTACCATAGCTTGATTCTTCTGTATTTCAGCTTGCGCAGCAACTTGTTGAGCTTGAGCATTTGCTTGAGCTTGTTGTTGTATGTTTTCTTGCTGCATTTTTTGATCTTGCTCTAATTTTTTCTTACGTCTTATTTTAAGTAATTGATTAGCAAGTTTTACACTTCTAACTTCTCTAATATCTATAGCATCAGATAAATCAATTAAACTAGCTGATAAAGCTGTTTGTATGTTATTTTCTAACATTTGCTTTTCTTCTTCATCTGGTGCTAGTTCAATAAATATACCAAAATCATATAAATGTAAATCACCCATTTCATCTAGCGTAGCAACATTGTGATTACCTATTTTCTGTATAAACGCATCTCTTGTTGGTGAGTATTCTAATACATCAGATACTCTTAATGAAATACCAGTTGCTGTTTCAGATGTTAAATATAAACCAGCTTGTAATATATGCCTTGTAGCTGTATTACTATTTGCAGCTGCTAGTTTTTGTATACCAACTAAAGATTGTTTATCAGGTGTACTAGCGTCACGCGCCTCGTTCAATCCGGTGACATCTCTGATCATTTGTAGGTAGTAGTTATATGTTTGTATTAGAGACTGTAATTTAGCTCCTCCATTACCACTTTGTATTTCTTGTATTGGCACTTTACCTGGGTTCATATCACCCTCTTGCGTAAATGATCTACCAATAACACTACCAGTCTGGAAGAACATGTTTAATGCTTCTTGTGGGTTATAATTAGTACCATTACCTAAATCTATTTCCGCAAGTCCATCAGCATCTAAATAAACACCATCTGGCACCATCCTTGACATAACTTGCTGTAGTTTTAAATGTGTAAGCTGTATCATGTCAGCAAATGTAGTAACTCTACTAACTAAAGATTCAATACGACCTTTATACATTCTAGGCGCTACTAAACTATAATTCATTTTAACCTTAGTGTAATCACTTTTAGGTCTCATCATGTTTTTAGCTAACTCCCATTTTAATAACTTGTTAGTACCTACTATTAATGCTCCTTCATATAAAACTTCTAATGATCTAGATATTTTACCAAACCTTGCTTCAAACTCTGCGTCTGCAGGGTTCATTTGAGGATTAAAACTATCATCTTTTATTATAATCTTACTAGCTCCTGTAGATGTTTCTTTTACTTTATAAACCTCGTTCATGTATGTTTTATAATTAAAATATAAAACTTGAACAGTGTTTTTATCTAAGTTATTTGCTTCTGTTTGTGATCTAAATAAACCACGACTTTGAAAACCAGCACCAGACGCTTCTTCCATATCTTCTTGCGTCATATTTGGAAACTGCTTTTTTAATTCATTTAAAGGTATTAACTTAACTTCACCGATGTAATATAAATCATCAAAGAAAGGATCTTCTGTATAAGACCACACTAGATTAGCAGGATCTACATAATCTATTTTTATACCTTCTGTTTCTGTAAACGTATTTTTAACACAACCTATACCTAAAACAGTTAAGTCGTAGTACATACGTTTTCTAATATTTTCGTAATTGTTACCTTCTAATATAACATTAATAGCTTGTTCTTCAGCTAATTCAACCTCTTGCTTATAACTTAACTGCATGTGAAGTGATAATTCTTCTTCAGTTTCTGGTAACTGTGCAGGATCGTTTTCTGTAAGTCTTATACCAAAAGCTTCTTCAGCAAATACTGTTAAATCTTTTGTTTCCATGTCTCTTAATATTGAGTCCATGTATTCTGTTCGCTTAGCAACACCATATGGATCTTGTGAGTAAGCTTTTACATCATATGCTCTTTCAGCTATACCATTTACAACTATATCTACAAATTTAGGTATAATAGGTACAGGCTTCCAGTCTAAATTAAGATAAGACAAATCGCCATTTATAGACAACTCATCTTTGTATTTTTGTATTGACTGCTCTCCTCTAGCATATAGTCTTAGTTTGTGAAACTCATTTTGGTTATTAAAAAACCTATTAGTACCTGAGTCTCTACTAAACCATTCGCTTTCTATAGCTTTAGCAACTTTTAAGCCATACTCCTGACTTACTTTTTCAATGTCGCTAACTACTTGACTAGGAAAAGCACCTTTTAAAACTGATTCAGCCATGTTATTGTTTTATTAATTTTGATCTCATACCTTTGTTTTTATATCTTGATATGCTTATATTTAACTTTTGTTTTTCTATTTTTGCATAAGGCGTGTATAAATGTTTGTTACAAGCCATTATAGCAAGCCCAGAACTTATAGTGGCATCAAACTTTGTTCTTTTTGTTATATCAAACCTAGCCCAATCGTTTAATGTTCTATTAAAATACATGTTACCACACAAACCATCTTGCCTAATACCTACATTATTTTGTATATACATCTCAATAGCAGCTGCGTGAGCTTGCTTTACATCTTCACTTGAGTTTGGTATACCACCTATTTCTTTTTCTGCTGTTGATAATTTATTCCAGACTTTATCAGGTCTATTCATTGAATAACCTCTATATCCTCTACGTTTTAAATAATATAAAAGTCTAGGTTTGTTATTCTCACACAATAAAGGCATACCGTAAAATACTAATGCCATTAAAACATCTTCAAAAAATATATCAGCTGTTTGTGGTCTAGCTATGTATTCTAAGAAAAATTGACTAGGTGGACAATCTTCCATACTAAACTTAGTTAAACCATGTAAAGAACCTTTTGATCCTTTACCATCTACAGTACCAGATATATCGTAACTATCACAGCCAAAAGCACCCATGTGCTCGTTACCCGGATATTTTCTACCGTTGTTAATTACTACTCTATTTTGTAGTTCAGGTTTAGGCGTCCAATTTACTTTAAACCTACCTTTTGGATCTGGATAAAACATAACCTTTGTATCTTTTATACCGTTTACCCATTGAAAATTACCAGTTGAAACACCTTGATTTGTTTCTTCGTTGTAATCTATTTGTTCGTATATTTTTACTAAGTTAAATATACTGTTATTAGCTTCATCTCTAAAAGCATGTTCCTCTGTTCTAGGAAACTGACGATAAAATTCATTTAAACCGTCTTGATCATTTTTTAAACCATCTGCTTCATTTTGCCAATGCTCTATAACACCTATGTCAATCAAGTCTCCCCATGGATCTAATCTTTCTTCTTTAGGCGTATTAAAAACCGGTTGACCATACTGATCAATAAAACCCTCGTAGTTCCATTCCATTGGTATAAATAAACTGTATAAGCCAGAATTAGTTTGGCCATTACGGTTTCGTTGAGTAACATCTGAATCATTGTATAATTTTTTAAAGTTATCACCACCTTTATCTAAGGCATTTGATGTTGATCCCATCATACACTTACCAATAATTCTACTACCTAACCTTAATGTTGTTTTAGTTACACGCCAGTTATTTAATATGTTATCAGGTCTTTCCCATTTACCACTTTCATCATGTACTAGTAGTTTTAGCTTTTCACCATCATAACTATTATCACCAGTATTTTTCCAGTCTATAGTTGTATCAAGTCCTGCTAACTCTTCTATTTTATCATTACTAGTTAACTTTCTTCTTGTTAACTTAGTAGCTGGCACTCTATATGCTAGCTCTGTTTTTGGTCGATCCATACCGTCCTGTATTGGTTTAAAAAAGAACGGATAATTAACTGATATTGGAACTACCTTGTCAGTAAACATCTTTTTAGCATCAGCACCTGTTTTTGACAATATACCAAATCTTGCATCGTTTGATATTGTAGCCATATTAACAGTTTCACCTGATGCCATAAACGAAAAACCAGATCGTCTATTTTTAAGATAACACATACCGTAACATCTGTTATCTGCTTTACAAGCTTCCCAAAATATAAAAAACAACCTATTTGCTTCTCTATAATCTGGATTACCTACATCTATTTTACTCCATTGTAGGTACATATAATGTGTTCCTGTTATATAAGTTGGTTTACCTAAATTATAAAACCAGAAACCTTCTTCTCTTTTTACAAACTCTTCTTCTATATAGTCTGCGTAGTTTTCTTTAAAATCGTCTGGATATTCTCTCCAGTCAAATATAGTTTTTATTCTTTGTAATTCTTTTGGGTATGGAGTTACTTGCCATTTGTCATGCTCAAATTTATGTACGTTTTTAGGTTGTTTAGGTAATGCTATTTTTAAATTTTGTATTTCAATAACGTCACCTATCATGCCAGTTTTAGATATAATAACAACATCATGCTCTTTATTATATCCATACTTCCATTTCTTAGACTTATTAAGTCTTTTAATTGTATTGATCTTTATATGATCTACAACTTTACATAAATTTTGCTCGTACATTACTTAGATCTTCTTTCTGCGAAACCACCAAAAGCAACTTGTTTCTTTTCTTCTTTTGGTTTATTTTCTAACATATTCTCTTCTTCTTGTATACGTGTAAGTATTTCAAAAGCATCAAATATGGCTAACTTTTTAGTAGCAGCAGCATTTTTTAATCTATCAGCACTAATATCATCATCACTATCAACTATAGGTTCTTTAGCTACTTTTACTAATTCTTCTACAGCTTTATAACCAGCTTGGATTATATTCTTCTTCTTTTCCTTGATATTCATATTTAATTGTAATGTCTTTTGTTCTTACTCTATATAACCTCTCGTTATCTATAATAAACTCATACTCGCTGTTTGGCGTAAAGCCAACTAAACTACCAACTTCTGGTAGATTTTTATTTGTATATTTTATTACACCCATTAACGCTTGCTCTTTGTTTGTGTCAAACATGTCATAAGGTTTAATAGGTTTTACAAAGCAGTAATCATCTAGTGGTATCCACTTATTATTTCTTTTGTAAGCAAATATTTGATCAATAAAAACAAAATATAAATTATCTTTGTAATAAGCTTTACTATCTCTTTCTATACCTTTTATATCTGTATAACGTCTAAATACGTTGTGGTGCACTATTATAGTGTCACCTACGTTTATATCTGTTTTAAACAAAGTTGGTACCGAAACTACTTTAGCTTCTCTACTAACAAATTGATGTTGAAATATATCTGTGTTAACAATAATCTCTTTATCACCTATTTTTTTAGTATTGTTGTATCTGCTTTTAGTAGGTTGTATAATAAAGTTATATACGCTTTTCACTAATACTCTAGATTATATTCTACAGCTATAGCCATGTTTTTATTAAAATCTTTCCACGGTATAACTTCATCTCCTTTTTGTATATATATGCTATACTTATCGTCTTCTTCAACTATATCACAAATAGTATGCCCTCCATAAACCTCTTGGTTTACGGAGTAGTGCATAGCTTCATTTTTATAGTCTTTACCTATACTTATTTTTCTAATTAACTGGCTCATTTACTTTTTCTTTTATAGATCCGTCAGTAATGTTAACGCTTACGTTACCATATTTTTTTTGTAGACCTGTGTTAAACTCAGTTAATTTACTCTCTAAAGCACCCATTTTTTGTATCAATTGTATTTTTTGATACTCATAACTACCAACCTGCATTTGCGTTTGATTAATAGCTGCTACATAATCTTGCATTGTTTTTAACTCATCTTTAGTAACTTGAGTTGCTTTAGCTTTTTGTTTTTTCTTGTATGTTGTTCCCATATTATTTAATTTAATTCACTTGTTTATATTATCACGCAATTGTCACGCTTTTTACTTCTTTTTCTTGTTATCGGCCATAAACCAATCTTTATAACTATCTCTCTTCTTTGTTATATACTCAAAATACTTATCAACTTTACTCCTCCAATCTTTTTCTAACCAAGGATTTATTATGCCTGATTCAAAATTAGAAAAGCTATTATTTATAAATTCTTTGATATTATCTTGGTGAGTAAATAAATAATTGTTTATTGTATAAAAAGATCCGTTTTGTATATTATTCCATACATCAATAGGTTCTATTCTCTTACCTAAAACAGCTGCGTATACAGCACTTTCACTTATGTGTGTTGTATATACTGTTTTAGCTTTTTGCATATAGTAGTACATATCAATATCTCTAGGTAATATACATTGTTCACCAAAAAAGTCTTTTAGTTCACCTATAATTTGATGCGTTGTTATAGGATGTGGCTTAAAATATACGTTATCACCATGCATTTTTTTAATATGTCTTAACCTATTTAAACAAACATTTGTTTTTATTTTGTTAGATCCAGGTAAAACAACTAAATAGTCTTTTGGTGGATATTTATCAAATTGTTGTTTTCTGTTAGTATATTTATTAGCAACATTATTTTGTATATTATCTATTAAATAACTAGCATAATCATGCTTTGGACATTTACCACAATTTTTATTCCACGCATCGGATAATTGTTCGTTTCTTAATTTAAAGTTTAGAGGTTGTAAATAAAAATTACCTGCAAACTCAGTATATCCTATAGTTTTAAAGTAAGGCATTTCTTCAGCTAATACATCATAGCTGGACTCAATACCATATTCGCTACACTTTCTAATTACATAACCTTCTATGTTTTCTAGTTCGTATAGTCTTTTTTCTTTTTTTAAAGGGCCGATTCTATTATCTAGCTCTTTTTTATTAAACATTTCCATATAATTAAATTTAATTTGTTGTATTATAATAGTTACATATAATTACACTTTTCTACCTAACTACCAGATCTACCACCACTTATATAAACATACGTGTGTAATAAACCTTCCATAGCTTTACCCGGTGGACTAAACCAGTTAGTTATAAACTTAGTAGTTGTGCTAGTATTAAATGTAGTAGTCGTGTTTGTACTAGTATTGTAGACAGTCGTTGTAGACTTAGTTGTATTATAAGTCGTAGTTGTCGTGGTGCTAGTATTAAACATTGTCTTAGTCGTTGTCGACGTTGATGTACTAGTGTTAAACGTAGTTGTATACACAGTAGTAGTATCAGTCTGAGTATTATAAACCGTTGTAGTACTAGTATTCCAAGTAGTAGTAAATGTAGTTGTTGTACTAGTGCTAGTATTAAACACGGTACTAGTTGGTCTTGTTGTAGCTGTACTAGTATTATACGTAGTGGTAAACTCAGTAAACCAAGTTGTTATAGTTATTGTGTTTGTACTTCTACTTGTGTTCCAATAAGACGTATACTCTGTGGTTGTATCTTTTTGAGTTGAAACAACAGTTGATGTAGATCTACTAGTAGCCCAAGTAGTAGTTCTACTTGTTATTCTATTTGTTGATACTACAGTTGTCTTAGTTGTGTTATAAGTTGTAGTAGTACTCGTATTAAACGTAGTTGTAGTATTTTTATTTGTATTAAACGTAGTACTTGTTGTTTTTGACGTAACTGTACTAGTGTTATAAGCAGTAACAAATTCAGTAAACCATGATGTTATTGTAATTGTTTGTGTATTCTTACTTGTATTCCAATATGTTATATATACAGTACTAGTATCTCTTTGAGTTTCTACAACAGTAGATGTTGACTTGCTAGTTGCCCACGTTGTAGTTCTAGATGTAATTCTATTAGTAGACCAACTGGTAGTTCTGCTAGTATTAAAAGTAGTAGTGGTACTTGTGTTAAAAGTAGTCGTAGTTGATTTACTAGTATTAAATGTAGTCGTGGTTGTTTTACTTGTTACAGTACTTGTGTTGTACGATGTTATAAACTCAGTAAACCAACTTGTCGTTGTATTTCTACTTTCTGTGGTAGTAGTACTGGTATTAAATGTTGTTGTCCTACTAGTCGACACAACTGTACTAGTGCTTCTACTAGTTGTAGTGCTTGTATTAAATGTTGTTGTTGTGTTATATACTGTTGTGGTACTTCTTGATTCTACAGTAGTTGTACTAGTATTAAATGTAGTACTAGTAGTGTATATAGTTTGAGTACTCCTACTTTCTGTTGTTGTTGTACTCGTATTGTATGCTGTAGTAGTACCAAATGTAGTTGTCCAACTAGTATTAAAAGTAGTGGTAGTACTTGTAGACGTATTAAAAACAGTACTAGTTGTATACGTTGTAGTTGTGCTTCTTTTTTCTATAGTAGTTGTAGAAGTATTGAAAGCTGTACTAGTTGTATAAGTTGTGGTAGTACTTCTTGACTTTGTTGTGTTTCTACTAGTACTCCACGTAGTAGTTGTTCCAAACGTTGTTGTCCAACTTGTAGTATATGTTGTTGTCGTTGTTGTTGACGTATTAAATGCCGTACTAGTAGTATATGTTGTTGTAGTACTCCTCGATTTTGTAGTATTTGTACTAGTATTAAACGTAGTTGTTCTAAATGTTACTGTTGATGTACTAGTGTTATATGTTGTTGTAAATTCAGTAAACCACGTTGTGTTGAACGTTGTTGTTGTAGATTTACTTGTGTTAAAAGTAGTAGATGTAGTATACGTTGTTGTTGTAGTTTTACTCTTTGTAGTAGATCTACTAGTAGCCCATGTTGTTGTAGTACTTTTACTTGTCGATCTACTCGTAGTCCAAGTTGTTGTCCTACTAGTATTCCAGCTAGTAGTTGTATTTCTACTAGTTCCCTTACCTGTATTAAAAGTAGTTGTTCTGCTAGTATTAAACGTAGTAGTCCTACTAGTATTAAACGTAGTAGTCTTATTAGTACCATATGTAGTTGTGGTATTATAAGTCGTAACTCTCTTTGTAAGAGTACCAAAATAAGTTGTTGTGGATCTACTAGTTAATGGCATGGTTAAGCTACTTTAATATATGTTTGAGGAACTATAGGTATATATAATCTACCATTGTAGTTTATATGTGGCTCATAGTTCGTTTTTAAATCTTCCTTGTTTTGACTAGTGATTTCAAAATGCCACCATAGATCAGCTATAATTAGATCATACATTTTATCAGGTGTATATGTATACGCATCTGCGTTTATAACATTTATTGAATCATCAATAAAATCTACATAGTCAATAAGCTCTTGATTGTTATCAACCACGTCGATAACTTGTACAAAGTCTTTGTTTTCTTTAATATATTGAGGTAATAAACCCAAACCTAAACCTAATATTAAAACATTAGGATAGTCAGGTATACCTTCTAAAGTTCTAAAATGTGGTAAAGATGTAGGCACATCTGCGCTCCATGGTCCCGCGCCTTCACCCATAAAAGCTTTGCCATAATGATCTTTATTATCAATAGCATTGCCGTTAGTAAATGTCAACCTAGATACACCGTCTATTTTAGTAACTGAAAAGCTTGTTCCCGTATATTCTGCTATTAAATTTTCGTTTATCATAATCTAAGTTTTAAAATATATCACAGTTATAAATATTTGTTATTACACCACCAGCTCCTACATATACTACTTTAGCAGCACTGAAAGCTTGACTTCCGTTTACTGGCCACCAACCACTAGACATTGCTGTTGTACAACTAGAATTTGAATATAAATAATTACCTACACCTAATGTAGCCCAACTTGCATTAGAATAAACACTTGTTTGACATGCTTCCATACAGCCAAACGCTGCTTTCATAACAGTAGACGAACCTCTATAGAACGAGAAGCAAGATGTTGTATTATAGTATGTTGTTGTATTTCTACTAGTAGTAGTGTTATATTCTGTTTGTCTACTTTCAGCTGTAGTTCTACTTGTGTTATGAGAAAATGTATTTCTAGACGTATTAAACGTAGTAGTTCTACTAGTGTTAAATGTAGTAGTTCTACTAGTGTTATAGTATGTAGTATAAGCTGTACTTGTAGTTTTACTTGTTACAAATGTTGTTGTTCTACTTGTGTTCCAATACGTTGTATATGTTGTAGTAGTTGTTTTACTAGTGTTAAATGTTGTGGTAACACTATAAACTGTAGTAGTGTTTCTACTCTCAGTTGTATTTCTACTTGTTGCCCAAGTTGTGGTAGTACTTCTACTCGTTGATTTACTTGTTGCTCTTTTAGTAGTGGTACTTGTATTATAAGCTGTTGATGTAGTAAAATATGTTGTTCTACTTGTATTAAATGTTGTGCTAGCTACATATACGGTTGTTGTACTTCTACTTTCCGTCGTGTTTCTACTAGTGCTCCAAGTTGTAGTCGTAGATCTACTTGTTGTTTTTGATGTAGTTCTAGACGTTTGAGTTGTAGTACTTGTATTAAATGCAGTACTCGCTGTATACACAGTTGTAGTACTTCTTGATTCAGTTGTATTCCTGCTAGTACTAAATGTGGTTGTAGTTGTGTATATAGTCTGCGTACTTCTTGACTCAGTTGTATTTCTACTAGTTGATACAACAGTAGTTGTACTCCTACTTGTAGATTTTGAAGTTGATCTAGATGTTTGAGTAGTAGTACTAGTATTATACGTAGTAGTTGTACTATATACAGTTGTTGTACTCCTTTTTTCTATAGTATTTTTACTTGTGTTAAAGGTAGTTGTTGTTGTATATGTAGTCGTTGTACTTCTTTGTTCTTGCGTACTTCTACTTGTTGCCCACGTTGTTGTAAATGTTGTTGTTGTCGCTGTACTAGTATTAAAGGTTGTTGTTCTACTTGTATTATATGTAGTAGTTGTGCTATACACTGTCGACGTAGACCTACTAGTATATCTTTTAGTGGTTGTACTAGTATTGTAAGACGTAGTAAAAGCAGTTGTAGTATTTCTACTTGTAGCCCAAGTGGTAGTAGTAGATCTACTAGTAGCCCAAGTGGTTGTTCTTGACGTGTTAAATGTAGTAGTTGTACTTGTATTGAACGTCGTTGTGTATGTAGTAGTCGTACTTGTATTGAACGTAGTAGTCGTATTTGTACTTGTGTTAAATACAGTTATAGTTGTTCTACTAGTTGCTAAACTTGCTTGAGTTTGATAAACAGTCTCATAAACCGTTATAGTGTTTATTGATGTATATCTTTTAGTAGTTGTACTAGTATTATACGCTGTGGTAAAAGCTGTAGTAGTGTTTCTACTTGTATTATATATAGTGGTTGTTGACTTACTTGTAGACCACGTGGTAGTTTTACTCGTGTTAAACGTAGTTACTGTGCTTGTATTAAATGTAGTAGTATACGTTGTGGTAGTACTCGTGTTAAACGTTGTGGTTGTGTTTGTACTAGTATTAAATACTGTTATTGTAGTCCTATCAGTAATTCTACTTGTTTGAAACGTTGTAGTATATACAGTCGTAGTGTCTTTTTGTGTAGCTCTTTTAGTTGTAGTACTAGTGTTATAAGAGGTATTAAATGTTGTTGTTGTATTTCTATTAGTAGATACTACTGTAGTAGTTGATCTACTTGTACTTTTAGAAGTAGACCAGGTAGTAGTTTTACTAGTTGTATAATATGTAATAGTGATTGTATTCGTAGTTCTAGAAGTAGCCCACGTAGTGTTATATACTGTAGTAGTATTTTTAGAAGTTTGCCAAGTTGTATCAGTTGACTTAGTAGTATTATATGTGGTTGTAGTCGCAGTACTTGTGTTAAACGTAGTACTCGTTGACTTACTCGTAGATACAGTAGTGTTTTTACTAGTATTCCATATGTCTAATCTTGACCAAAACCATCTCATATTTCATTGCAATTAAGCAAACATACCAATATAATTTACTAAAACTGCATCATCTGCTGAAACATAGTAAGAAATCATATGCGTAACGTTCGCTGTGGTATTAAAACTTATTGTTGATCCACCGGGTGTTAACACGTTACTTGCAGAAGCACCTGATCCAAAGTTTGCGGTTAATGAAAAACTTAAAGAACCAGTAGAACTAGCATTTGTAATTACAATTACACCAGACTGACCTAACACTTTTTCACAGTCATCTAACTGTACAGTTGTAGCCGCGTTAAGAGATGTAAACTTAAAATTATTATTATCTGTAAGTGTGCACCTACGCGTACCAGATGAATTAGCAACGGTTGTTGGTGGATTTTTAATGTCTAAGTGTCCTAGTACAGGTATGCCCATATTATTATATTTAAATTAATACAGACGGTGCTTTCGCACCGCCTATATATTATTGTTATCTATTAAGAGTAAGTTACTGTTTTGTCAGATAATCCGTTCTTAGCGTCGATTACGACAACTCTAATATCTCCAACACCTAATGCTACTAGTTCAGTACCAGTGTTAGCAAATGTTACAGATATTGCGTTATTACTCGTGTGGTCTATATCAGCGTATACAACTTCTCCACTTGTTGTATCATGCAGTTGTACAATTAAGTTTTTAGAACCTAATGAGTGTGTAAATGAAGCTGTTGAGTTACCAGCCATTGCACTTACATCGATTAATGCAGCTGCAGTATCTAACTGAGTGTTAGTATTTGTATCTGTAGAAGCTATTGTTACAGCACCACCTGATTCTGTTATAGTTACATTTGAACCTGCAGTGAAAGCTAAAGTTTCTCCATTAGCTAATGTATTACCACCAGCAGTAATAGGTCTGTGAGTAACATTTGCATCAGTAGTATAACCATAACCTAATATTTTATCTTCAACAGCTGCAGATGTCATGATGTGGTTATCATCGTTTGTAAACTCACCAGAATCATCAATACCACTAATTGTGTTACCGTCTAATATTAAACTACCAGCAAAACTAGGCGCTGTAATTTTGTGTGAGAAGTCAAACTCATCATTTGTAGCATCCCATAATAACGTAGCATCAGTTGAAGCATCTACTGCATCTTGAATAGTAAGACCAGCTCCATTTGCTGTAGAACTAGAATCACCTGATGATTGATTTAATGTTATGTTTTTATCTTCAACATTTAAAGTTGCTACGTTAGCTGAAACAGTATCACCTGATACAGTTAAATCACCAGTTACAACTAAGTTACCTGATGTTGTTACAGTAACATCTGTCGCATCACCAATTGTAACACTTTCTGTAATTTGAGGAAGTCTAGCTGTTAAGTTTGCAACGTTAACGTTTACATCATCATTAGCTGTCATATCATTAACAACTAAATCAATAGTTCCATCACTATCTTGATAAGTAGCAGTAATTCTTGTTTCTGTGTTACCAGTAAACATCGCACCAACTACATCCTGTATTTTCTCAGCAGTAAAACCAGCACCACCTTCTACGAAAGCTTTTACTGATTGCTGTGATGGTGGACGAGTAGCACTATCACTAGACATATCATCTTCATCGATTAGAGATAAAACTGAACCATCAACATAAGCTTTAATACTTTGTTGTGTTGCTAAAGCAGTGTCTGAGTCAGTAGACAGATCATCTTCATCTAATATTGTTGTAACTGTAGTTCCACTAGTTAGAGTTAAAGCGTCAATGTTTGCTGTACCGTCGATATATAGATCTTGCCATTCTTTTGTGCTTGATCCTAAATCTTTAGCTCCATCAGTTCCTGGTACAAAAGCAGATCCGTTCCATCTTGCTTCACCACCGTTAGCTATTAATTTAATTACATTATCAGTAGCAAAGTCAATGTATTCAGTTGATGATGATCTACCAAGTTTTAATGAAGTATTGTATATACTTGTTATAGTTGTTATAGCTGCATCTAGATTTACTGTTACTGTATCAGTATTACCAACGACCGTTGATATACCGTTACCACCAGCTACATCTAATGTGTTTCCATCTTCTATTGTTTGGTTTGAGCCAGAGTCACCTGTTAAAGTGAAGCTACTCATTGATCCTGATGTTGTACTTAATGATACCCACGAGGATCCATTATAGTATTTTACCGTACCTGAGTCATATAATATTTGACCAGTCCCCGGTGACGTAACGCCACTACTCGCTTGGTTGTGTAGCCTCACGTTTTTGATTTCCCCCGACTTGTGGAAATCCATGTGATTTAAAATAGGTATTGCCATAATTTTTGTTGTTTAATGTTTAAGTGCGAGACTACTCGCGGTTGTTATTTCTTAACATAAGCATATCCACTAGCTGGATCTGCAAAGTTAATTGTTAATTCGTTTTTATTTATATAAGTAACAACGCCCAAAGCTTGAACGTTGTTATATATTCCACCACCTGATAACTTTAAGCTAACATTTGGTAAATAATTTTCTAAATCTAAATTGTGTGTTATTGTCCACGTTGCAGATGAATTATTTTGCTTGTGCTTGTAAGAACCACCTAAGTTGCAAAAATTAGCTACATCTGATAGCTTATAATTTCTCGTAGCTCCAGTAACATCACTGCCTAGTAATTTATCGTCCTTTGACAATTGAATATCGTTTTGTATTCTAGATATTTTAGGCATAGTTATTTCTTTTTAAATTTTTCAAAACTTCGACCTCCGAAATAGGCGCCAATTACTGTTATCAAAACTAATTGTAGTAAATCTGTCCACTTCTGATCAACGTTGAAGTTTATAGAGCCACTATCTATAAATACCATTAACACGGTACTAACTATTAAAAATATAAGAACAAGCGGTCTAACTGATCTAGTTAACCAGTTACCGTGTTCTAAGTCTGCTTTCCAACGATCAGTTACATTTTTTTGCATTTCAGCTTCAGCTTGAATCATAATGTTAGTCATCTCTTTTTCAAACTCAGCCTTCTCGTCTTTTGTTCTTATAAATCTATCTGCAACACCAGCAAGCTTGTCAACGACTCCACCTCCAGCATTGCCAAATAGCTTTGCTAATAGTTTGCTCATTGGTTATTATTTATTATATCCTTTCATTTTAAACCCAGAACTCATTTTATTAGGTGAATTTTTTCTCATGTTGTTGATCTGAGTATCGTATGTTTTACCACCAAAAGTATTTCTCATTGCTCCTCCAACAATAGTAGGATTAGCTCTTCTCATACTTCTTCTCTTTTGTCTTTCTGCTAGATTTTCAGTTCTACGTTTTTGTCTATTAGAAGCTCTTTTATCTCTGTTTTCAATTCTTTGAGCTTGTCTGTTGTTTGACGTTGAAACTTTATCACCAGGACCAGCTTGAGGACCTCTTTTTGGTGATGAACTGTATTGTGGGTTTTCTACGTTATTAAATGTAATTTTTCTACTTTGTCTTCTTTCTACGTTTGTAGGTGGTGTAGTTTTATTTCCACCAGGTGTTGTTGTGCTAGGTGAAGTTGAAGTTCCACCACCAGGAATAGTTAAGCTAGGAGTTATGTTAACATTTTCTGGTATACTTGGTCCTTGCATCATTTTTGCTCCAACATAACCTAAACCACCATAACCAAGAACTCTTTTACCTATGTTCATTGCTCTTTTACCTCTACTTGGTCCTCCACTTGTTGGAGTTTTAGTATTGTTAGGTACTTTATTATTAGTGGTAGTACTAGTAGTTTTCTTAGTATTAGGTTTTTTCTTAGTAGTGGTAGTAGTAGCTTTTTTCTTAGTAGTGGTAGGTTTTTTCTTAGTAGTAGTAGTAGTAGTTTTAACCGGATCTTTTACAACCGTTTTATTGTCTACAACATTAGTACTACCTTTTTTTCTACCTGGTTTTTTATCACCACTTATTGCTCTACCTACAACTTTTCTACCTTTTGAAAACAAGGCTTTAGCTCCATCAACAATTCCTCCAGCTGCTTCTTTAGCTTTTTGCACTCTACTTTGTTTTAACGGTGATCCGTCTTTGTCAATAACGCCTCTACCAATAAGTACGTCTTTTTTAGTTATTTTACCATCTCCTGATAAATCGTCCATTTTTATGGCACTGTCTCTTTTGTGACCATATCCACCCATCTTGAATGGACTATAATCTGATTTTTTGTCGTTTTTCATTTTGTTAGGTGAATTTTCTGCTTCTTTCATTTTTTCAACTTGTGTGTTAGTAAGATTTTTTCTTTTTAACTTGTTTCTTAACCTATCACCTCTTTTCGTATTACCCTCGTTATAAGAATCTATCATTTTACCAACTAACTTATCTTTTCTTGCGTCTCCAGTATTAATACCAGCTTTGTCTAGTAGCTTACCGCCAGCATCGACACTCTTACTAACAAGATCAGGCATTTTGATATTACTCATCATTTCGTTAGTTTTATCTAAGAAATTTTTTGAAGCATCGCCTACATTATAGTTTGACTGATTAATACCAACGCCAGAACCTGAATTGTTGTTGTTGTTGTTATTATTATTGTTATTATTGTTATTGTTATTAGTATTTAAGTTAGGAACATTATAGCTATCATCATTTATATTAGTAAATGTTTTCTTATGCATTGTTCCTGCTCTATCTTGGAAAGGATTACCAGCAACTTCAAAGTTCATATCTGCAATTTGTTTACCTATATCAGTAGATGCAAGTCTTTCTTTTCTTGACATGCCTTTACCTTTATACTGTCCAAGCTTTCTTCTCAACTTCATTTCGCTAGTCATAGCCTTTTTAAGACCTCTGTAGTTTTTACCAGCATCTAATTGAGTAAGTCTTCTATATTCTGAAGGAATATCTTCGTAGTTATCTACAATATCTTCATTTATTACAGTAGTGCCAGGAGTTGTAACAGTTCCAGGTCCACCGCTTACACCAGTCTTTTTAACTAAATCAGCTTCAAATCCTTCTGGATCAACTGCTCTTTGACCTTCTCTATCAGCTATGTAAGCTTCTTTGTTAGGATACATACCTTGTATACCTTCTAGGTCTTGCTCCCAAGCTTCGTCGTAGCTAAGTCTTTTTAAATCTTGACCAGGAACATAGCTTTCACTAGTTGTTGTTGTTCTCGTACCTTGTTGTACTGTACCTGAGTCAGTATTACCGACGGTACCTAAATCCTCTGTAGTTACATTAGGATTATTTTCTTCTTCAGTCTGCTTTAATGCTGACTTCATATGTAGTGCGTTTTGCACTCTTCTTGTTATTGGTGAACTCATAGTTTTATTCTGTTAATTCTGATGTTTCATTATTGACAACATCATCTGCATCGTTATTATTTTCAGGCTCTATTTCAAGTTCTGCTAAAGCATCATTAGTACTTTCAGGCTTTTCTTCGGCTTGAGGATCTAAATCTTTACCATGATCTTGAAATTTTTTAGCAGAGTTGTAAGCTCCTGCTACTAGATCTGGATTATATGTTTGCTTTAAAGCGCTTGCTTTTGCCGTTATTGGTGTTGCTTTCATTTTTTGTTAAATTTTTTATTAGCTTGCCAAGCTTCTTTTTCCCATGGCAATTGTTTATCACCCTCTTCCATTTCATCTCTTGAATAAGTGTTACCTTTCCAGTATACATTATCATCGTCGTAATTTAAATCACCACGTTGCATTTGATCTATATGTACCATCTCATGAGCAATAGCTTCTTCCTTTTTCTTAGGTGAAGCGTCTTTATCTACATAAATACTCATATCGTTGTTAGCCTCAGCAACAATACCAGGTTCTAGATCTTTTTCGATTACAGGTATTGATTTTGCTCTTTGTGTTATTGGTATACTCATTATAATATATAGGTTACACTAATTTTTTTGTTTTTTCATATTATCATAATATTTTTGATAATCACTAGCTTGCCAACTTTTATTTGGTTTATCGCCTTTGCCTTTTGTAGGATTCATCTTAAAACCTTCTAAAGGATTTTTACCTTTAAATGAACTATCAAGGTTTATTGTACTATTATCCTTGAGTGGTACTTTTTTTAGTGGAAAGTTTTCTTTAACGTTTTGTTTGATATTTGAACCCTCTTCTTTAAAAAATTGTTTTATATCTTTAATATCTTGCATGTTCATTAAAGAAGGATCATAACCTGATCCTGGTGAATAATCTGTTTGGCTTTCTACTAAACCACCAAGACCAGCTTCAGCTGAAGATCTTATAGGGTTTTTTCTAAATGATTGTATAGGGTTACCAGTTGTACGTAAATTTTTATATATTTTAGTACCTGCTTTAGCGCCTTTTACACCGTACTCAAGTCCAGGTACTGCATAACCAATATTCCATAAAACATTTTTACCATGCTTCTTAGCACCTTCGGTATCTCCTTTTGCTAAACTATATAAAGATCTACCACCAGATATTACAGCATTACCTAAATCAGCAACAGCACCCCAACCGGGTATCCAACCTGCAGCACTTAATCCCTTTTGCATGTTATCTAACCATGTTTGTTTTAATGGTGATAAACCGGCTAAACCACCAGTTCTAGCATGTACACCATCAAAATTAATAACAGGTCCATTACCTTTAGCATCCACAGTTACTTCTTGATAATTGTTATGCCTAGGTGTTATTTCCCTATTATTTACTTTTTGTATAATGTTCATGGTAATTATTCTTTACAAGTATCGTCACACTTAATACAATCGCAATCTGCGTCAGTATAGTTAGCGTAACCTATTGGTGCTATCTCTTTTCCAGAAGAGATGCAGCATGGTACTCTATTGAATATATTACTAATAGTACTTTGATTTGCCATAATTATCTGTCTTTGTCTCGTATCATGTCACTAATAGATTTATTGTAAACCTTATCAGTATACGATTTGTTGTTAAAAAAAATATTTCTTTCTGATGTGGGAAGGTCCTCTTCACCCAATAGGATTCTGTATATACGGGATATAAGTTGACTGCATTTAAATGAGGTTTTGTATATACTATATTTAATTGTTGTTCTGTTTCGATGTCTCCAAGCTTCGATCCAACCTTCACGTCTTAAACGTTCCCAACGGTTTTTATCCCAAGAATAGGTATAAACACCGTTAATAAAATCATTACGTGTAAATCGACCTTTACAATCTAAATAAACTAGGAGTTCTAGGTCAGCATCCTTTAAATCATAGGTTTTACAGGCCCATTTGCGTACGAGCCTGTAATATTTAAATAAATTTAATTCCCTAAGATCTTGTGCACTTAATTTCATTCTACTATAACTATGTCTTGTATTCTAATAACATAGTATAGTTTTCCTTTCCATTGTATACCATGCCCAGCGTGTTTATCATAATGAACTACATCATTTTCCTTTACGCCTTCTACAAGGTTACCAATTGATATTATTTTAGCTTTTAAGTACCTGTTGTCAGTGTTTAACTTTTCAGTTATTTCTAAACCTGCAACAGTAGTAGGCTTTTCTTTAATTTTTTCTACTATTATATAACTATTTACCGCTTTCATGTCCTACTCTTATATTAGATATTACACAATTTGCGGAAATTATAGTAGAAACTACAGAAATTGCGTTTTTTAACGCAGTTTTTGTCACTAAGGCGGGGTCTACGATTCCAGATTTGATCATATCGACGCTTTTACCGGTTGTAACGTCATATCCTACGCCTTTTAGGTCAGGCATATCGTAGTTTTCAATACCAGCGTTGTCCATAATGGTTAAAAATGGAGATTTTATGGCTTCTACTAGTATTTTCTCCCCTATATTTTCAGGTTTTATACTATTTGCAGCATTTAACAGCGCAATTCCTCCGCCAGGGACGATCCCTTCTTGTAAAGCTGCCTTAACTGCGTAAATAGCATCCTCAACTCTATCTTTTTTCTCCTTTAATTCTATTTTAGAGTTGCCACCTACTTTGATTATGCCAACATAACCTGTTAGCATAGCTAATCTTTCTTGTAATTTCTTCTTAAAAAACGGTTCTTTTTCTTTTTTAAGTAATTTTTTAACAGTATTGATCCTTTCCTGTAAATCTTCTTTATTTACGCCAGTTGTTAGGACTGTAGTTCTGTTGTTAGTTACAGATTTTACCACTTCGCCTAAACAATCTGGCTGGATCAGATCTAAATCGTCTCCCAACTCTTCATTCATAACAGTTGCGCCAGTTAAAAATGCCAAATCTTCCATCACATCTGCTTTACCAGCACCAAAACCTGGTGGATCTATGATATTGACATCGATATTACCTTTAACTTTGTTCATCAAAAGCGCCGATTTTACCTGTTGATCGACTTGAGCAATGATTAAAAGCGGTTTTTTTGCTTTTATTACTGCTTCTAGTATACTTTGTATCTTTCTTATACTAGGTATTGTGGATGAAACTATTAAAACTGCCGGATTTTGTAGTTCTGCTACCTGTTTTTCTTTATTTGTTGCGAAATGTGTCGATGTTAATCCACTGTCGAACTGCACACCATCTACTATTTCTGCATAAGTTTCATCTGTATCGCTGTCTTCCATTAAAACAACGCCATCTTTACCTACTTTTTCGTAAGCTGACGCAATAATGCTACCAAGTTCCGTATCATTATTACATGAAATTTCCGAAACACTGGTAAGCTGAGTGCCAGATACTGCTTTGGAGTGTTTTGAAAGGTACTCCATAACCTTTTCACCTGCTGATTTAATTCCATTTTTAATATTTCTTGTTGATTCACCTAAATACTCAGGTTTATTTACTTCTTTTAATAGTGATTCAGCAAGGACGATAGCTGTTGTAGTACCGTCACCTGCTTCTTTCACCGTATTTTTACTTGCCTCTTTAATAAGTGTAGCGCCTATGTTTTCTACCGGGTCTAATAAGACAACAGATTCTGCTACTGTTACACCGTCTTTTGTAATAACCGGATTGCCTCTTGCATCTTCATATATTACACACTTACCAGAAGCTCCGAGTGTAGATTTAACAGCTTGTGCTAATTTATCTACACCACTAATAACTTTACTTTTGGCATCTTCGCCAAAGTTAAGATCTTTTACGATCTCACTAGGTTGATTAAATTCCATTTTATTATATTAATTTATAAATTCCTATTCAAAAGTTTTAACTACTTTAGGTCCTTTTACAAACTCTAACTTTTTAGCGTAGTGTTCGATGCTACCATCAATAGCTGCTTCTGCAGATTCTATTGTTTCACGTCTTGTAACATCGTGCCATACATCTTTGTTTTCGATGTCTTGGTATTCGGTTTGATAATACCCATTAGATAGTTGTACTATTCTCCAGTTTTTCTTGTCAGCTAGATGTTTCCATGCTGCAATGGTATCTTCGGTTACCTGTGGTTGACTAGACAATGTGCTAGTCTTGTAATAAAAATAAGTCATAATTATTTGGTTTTTGGTTAAACTTATCGCTCGTTATGTTTCCATACGTCGCGGTTATTTGAAACACTGGTTTTAACTACTGTGCCGTCTGGTTTATGGTGCAGGTCGTAATTACTTGACTGACCTATTCTTTGGTTTTCAGCTTTACGTTTCTTACGTTTGCTAGTTTTAGCAGCGGCAATATCACGCTTCTTCTTAGCAGCTGCTGCCTTAGGAGACAGATCCTGCTTAAAAGGAGAGGGATGTGATCGTAGCTTAAATGGTGTTGTCATATAGAAATAATTACACAGATAAAAAATTATTTAAATGTGACAGTTGCCTGCTATTAATTATACTTATCCTAAAGATTATACTTAGTATAATCTTATAAGGGGTAGATAGTGACAAAAGCCTATTACTAGGATATACTATAAGGCTAGTGTCACAAAAAAAGTTATTAGAAATATTGGGGTTAAGTGTTATCCCCCTCCCCTCGTCGCCACCTTGTGATTACAAACTTATTTTTATTTCACCAGCCCCCATATGTATTTCATTTTTGTATATTAATTTATTACTTTTCTACATGTACTAATTTATTATATTATTATATTAAATATATTTTCATTTAAGATTTTCACAATTTAGATACGACTATATATAGATAATATATTATAAGTAAAATAATATAAATGAACTATAATAATTTAGATATTGAGAGACAGTGCGGAATACTACTACAATACTTTTTATATATAAACAATTAATATACTTTTACACAAACTCAATACGATATGTATTAGATAATATAATGTAACTAAATAATAATAATTAATAACACTTAAATTTTATAACTATGAGTAACTTAATCACAAAAAGATTTGTTGTAAGACAATCACTAATTGGCAAAAATGTAACATTTGAATTCACTAATAAAAAAGGTGATAAAATCACTTACAATCATGACAAAGTATTTTCAATAATGAAAGATACACTAACTAAATTACCATGTTGGTTAAAGTATAAAAGCTACACAGCTACTAACAATATACCAATGGTACTTAGAGATAAAGACTTAGTGTAATAAGTCTTTACTCTTCATCTCGTCTTGGAGCAGAGGTGGGTTTCGATTACTCACACGAGAACTAATAAATGTTTAACACTATAAATACATATAACTATGGCACATATTAATACATATAAATTAAAAGTAGCGTTTAGATTATATGGTAAACACTACAATCTTCTAACTGTTGAAGAAAGAACTCATGTAAATGAAGTAGTGTATATGAATTACTAAATATAAATACTATGCTATCATTAATCACAGGTGCATTATACTTACTAATGCTATACTTAATACTAAAATCTTAATACTATGACATTTGAAGAACTTCATGTAATAGATGGTATGATTTACTGTAACGAAATAGAGAAATATGTTACAATTGAAGAATATACTGAATACTATTACACAAATTAAATACGAATATAGTTAGATAATTTTAATAAAATATGAATAAAATTAAATTTACTAATTACAATGCACTCGGTCAACCTCAAAATGTTATTTTAACAACAAGCGAGGGTAATAAAGTGCTACACCGTTGGCCACATACTAAATATTACGACAAAGCAGACCAAAAGTATGTTTCAATTAAAGAATTTTACACTATAAAAAATAACACTTATGCCTAAATACTTTCAAGATTTAACACTAGAAGAAATGTTTGAGTGTCACGACCATACCTTTATGATGAGTGACGACAATAGATACTACGAACGTGGTAGACAACAGTACAAAATAATATGCGATAAAGTCGACGAACAAGGCGGATGGACGCAAGAATTAGTAGACTTATGGAATAAATATGCACCAGATTCTTCTATGTTTCAAAAAGATTACGAGTGGATCAAGAAATATCAAAAATAATTTTAACTAAATATAATAACTATGAGTAAAATCAAATTTACGTACAATAAAGTGTACAACTATGTAACAAACACTCATCCATTTGATATGTTTATGGATGCTGTATTAACTGCGCTAGGCACAATAGCTTTCAGCGGAATAGCAATGGTAATATACCATGTAGCTAATGGTGCAACTGCAAACTTCGGAATATATTAATTATGGAAAAGCAATATAACTATGTAACTTGTGACAATGGTTGCAGTACAGATTTTATAAATAAAGTATTTGACTACTGTGTAGATTTACTATACTATATCGGTGACATAACTGGTTTAAGTTATGAAGCTATAAATATACTATTATTTATTGTAGTACAACCAGTTACTATCATTATTATGTTGCTATACATAATACACTTACGCAAAAAAATAACTAAATTAAATAAATAACTATGACTTACAAAGAAGAACAAGAGTTCTTAGAAAGAGCTTTTATCACAGAAATGCTATTCGATCATGGAATAGTAGAAGTAACTACACGTAGACAGTACGAAAATGGTACAAGAGAGTTTGAATTTCCTGTATCTTCACTAGCGCCTAAAACAAGGTATGGAAGAGTTAAACCAAGTCAGTTTCCTAAATTAAGATTAGCGTGTTTTAAATCAGGCTATGTTAGAAAACAAAACGGTTGCTACTCACCATATCAACTAAATCCTACATATAAAAGAAAGAAAAGGTGGGTATTCTTAGGTAAAAATGGTACTGAAACTAAAGAATTTACCACTATATCAAGAGCTAGAATCTATTCAGGTCTTGCTAGATTAAACTATATGCTAGAATATTATCTAAAGAATTACAAATCACAATCTTAATACGATTATAGCTAGATAATATAATAAAAAATATATATGACTAAATGTAAATGTAACAATATAATACCTCCGCAGCGCCTCGCACTAGGTTATACCTCTTGCG